CCCATGGCGAGCCGCTTATGCTGGGGGAGGAGAGAGTTATCCATTTTATGCTCCGGGATTAATTCCGTGGCCAGTGGAAAGACCAACCTTCTGCCCATGCTCGGCCTCAAACACGGCAAGTTCCTTCGCGGTGCGATTATCCGCGTCGTTCATCATGATCTTGGCGGCGATCTCAGCCTTGTGCTCTTCCATCTTGATCTGGTCGAGTTGTGTTTCACGGGAAACACGGGCCTGCTCGACCTGAAGCTTCGCTTGATCAATCTGGGTGCGAGCCTGATCGTACTGCGCCTTGCGCTGCGTCTCAGCCATGAGCACTTGAGCCGGATCTTGCGGCCTTGGCGGCTGGAACTGTTGCATAAACTGCTGAGCCTGCTGGATGACAGGCGGCACGCCCTGAAGGCTCTGCTGGATGTCAGGCATGAAGCGCTGCGAAGCCATCGCCAGAAGCCGGTCAAGTTCAGCCGACACGTCCTGATCCTTGCCCTCAAGGAAAACATCCAGAGGCACGCCAGCGGCGTTGCTGGTCTGTTCGTAGATGTAGAGCGAGTACCAGTAGGCCATGTGCTCCTTGATGTGCTGGAGCACGCCGGGGATGTACACCGGCCCGATTAACTGGCTCATGCCAAAGATCGGGCTCTTCAGATAGTCCAGATGAACCTGAAGGTGCGCCAGATGATCCTGCATCGGGAAAGCCGCTACAGGCCTCCCCAGCGTCATGGCGAGGTTCTCATTGACGGCGTTGAGCTCGATCGGCTCGGGCTTTTTCGCCAGCAACGGCTTGTAGTCAGGGATCTTCATCCCCTCAAGGAACCGCTCCTCAACTGCGCGCTGGTCATAAAGGCCCGGAACAGCGGCAGCGCGCTGCACGAGAGCCTGATACTGAGCGGCGCGTTGTACGTCTGAGAATATGTTTGGATCAGATACCGGGATCACATCCATCGGGCCTTGGAAGTCCTTGGCCTTGCACATCTCCTCGCCGGTTACGCGCTCAATGTACTCGTCGTCAATGTGCTTGGAGTTCAGGCGGTGCAGGACCTTCAGCGTCATCGCCATGGCGTTATGCAGGCGCGCATGGATCGCCGAGAACACCGTCATGCCCTGCTCAATCATGGCGAGCGTGGTGCCGACGGGGACGTTCGGGTTCTGGTCTTGAAGCTTCTCATAGGTCGTGCGGACGACGCCACGAGCGGACTCCGTCACAAACCCCAGAAGCTGGTAGAGCACGGCGTTCGGCGGGTTGAAGGGGACCGCCATGGCGATCTTGCGGACGTCATCGACGCCCACGCCGCCCTCGATCTCCGTCACCTGCGTCGGCTCAATGCGATCAGACTGGCCACCGCGAGAGCCGCCCTTCAGCTTCAACATGCCGGGGAAGTTATTAATGTGCGCCGAGTCGAGCAGGGCCCTCAGAGCGCCCGTAGCCGCCGCCGACAGACTGCCGATCATATGGGGCAGGCCGATGGGGTAGGCGCCACGCCAGGGCACGAAGGGGAACTCAATCATGTGGATGAGTTCTTCCTGCTGTTCGTCGTCGGGATCCCAGTTGCGGTAGATCGACAGCACTTCCTTCGTCGTGTGGTCCACCGTGACGAGGTAGGGGGCGAGACCGAAGTTGTCTTCAAAGTCTAGGAAGCAGGCGATCTCAAAGACCGTGCGAAGGCCGTCTTCGTTGTAGCTGGTCTGCTCGCGACCCTCGATCTTGTTGTTGGCCTTTTGAGGCCCTGTGAGATCCGGCTCCTGCGGCGCGACGAGGTTGATGTCGCGATACATGCCGGTGCCGACGCGCTTTTCGAACTCAAGGCGTGTCACATACTGGACGTGCGTCTTGCGCTCGGCGGTGTAGAAGCTCGTGGCGCTGTAGGGAAGGTAAACGTCGTCGATGGGCACGAAGATCGCGCGGGGGCGATTGCGCTGCTCGTCCCAGACCATCTTGAGGTACTGAGCACCGCCCAGCGGGACCTGCGTCGTCAGTTGCTCAAGCTCTGGCCTGAACTCGACCATCTGCTGGGTCAATTGCCAGTTCATGAACTTCTGTTTGCGCTTAGCCTTCTCAAGCTTGGCCTGCGTGACTTCTCCTGGGATAAATTCCTTCACAGGACCGTTAGAAGGAAACAGTTCCTTGATGACGCGGGAAGAAAAGTCTATACAAGCCTCGGTCAGCATGGGATGCACGACCTTTGACGCGCCTTGAAAGTCGGCGCCACCAGGTGCGTCATCACCGAGACCCGTGCGGCGCAGGCCTTCCTCGTACTGCTTGTCACGCAGCGATCGCGCTTCCTTGTCGCGCTCAATGAACTCCAGAAGCTGACTGGAGATCATCATCATGTCGGTCGTCGGCATGTCCTCAGCCAAGTTCGCATAGAACTCGGCGTTCTGGGCAAGGTCAGGCTCGTCAAGCGTTACAGTCGCGGATCCGTCTTCATGCTCCTCGATGTCGCTCTCGGCATCGGGCTGCATCTCGACTTCTGCGCCCTTTTCGTCTTCATCCATGGGAGAGCCTTACAGGTTTGATAGAGGTGATTGCCCAAGAGCATACCCTACATTCGGGTTTTGCGATATTGGGGACGGAGCAGGACTCGCGTTGATGTTCTTCATCGCCAACGTGGCAAGGGCGGGCTGCATAGTCGGGATCGACGCTGCAACCGACGGCGCCATGGGCGAAGCGTGCGGAGCATCAGACCCAACTGCGTCACTAGGCAGAAGACCCGGAGGCTGGGCAATGCTGCCCACGGGTCCACCACCATCCGTGAAGGCCATCGTGGGATATGGGGGGACCGTCGGCTGGGACGGAGGCTGCATCGGCGTCACCAGACCACCATTGGCGAAATACTGGTCAGCGTCAAAATAGCCACCCTGGGCCGAGTAGTAGGTGCGCTCAGGCCCCATGCCGTAGCGAGAAAGATCAGACCCAGCGCCGAGATACTTGCGCAGGATGGCCTCTTGCGTAGCAACCGGGTTCGCCGCCGTGGGCAAGGAAGAACTGGATCCAGTGGTTGGCGTAGCTGCGGCAACAACAGGCGGGATCACGCCACCATCACTGCCACCATCACCAAAAAGATCTGCCGTCGTGCCTGGTTCGGCGCCCTTAGAACCAGCCAATAAACTGCCGACGGTTGGCCCGCCAATAAGGCCAGACGCAGTGTTGAGAAGCCCCACGCCTGGCACCATGCCGACAGCGATGTTGAGCGCCGTTGTGCCGGGATTTTTTACAGCATAGTCAATGCGACTGTCGATAGCTGGGATGCCCGTATAAGTAGAAGGAGGCGCCTCAGGAGCCTTACTGATGGTCAACGGCCTTGCATCAGGCTCAGATTCTGGGGCTAAAGCTGGAGCTGTAGCCACTTGAGATGGCGCTGACGGAGCAGAAGGAGCGCCGGGGGCTGCGGCAAATCCAGTAGCATTGGGGCCAGCGCCAATAGCCGGGATAGCGCCAATGAGTTCAGCCTGTTGCATGACTTCAGGCGAGGGCCCGACGAGCTCTCCGAACGGGCTGCCAGATGTTGACGGCGCAGATGCTACGGAAGTTGATGGGCCGACAAGAGATCCATAAACGCTGGCATTTTGATCAAGCGCCAAGCCCGGTTGAGACCCATAGATAGCCTGCTGACCCTGCGCGCCGAGCACCGCGTTGTTTGTGGCCTGGAGACTGGCATATTCAGCGGCGTAGTTGCCGAGGACGCTTGCCGCTGTTGGGTTCGATGACAAGAACTCACCCAACTGCCCTTGTTGCGCCGCAGCATTGGCGGCTTCAAGAACGTCAGCAACGCCAGAAGTCGCGGGGCCAGCGGGCGCAGCTTGCGCGGAGCTAATACCAAAAAGCTCGCCAAGAGCGCTGCCGATGCCGAGAGATCCCAAACCACCGAGCGTCCCTGCTGAGCTTTGCGCCGCAGCATTGGCGTCAAGACCAGCGTTAACGGCGTCGAGCGTACTGCTCAAAGACTCATTTTGCGAAGCCAAAGAGCTATAAGAGCTGGGACTAATTCCAGGATCAGTTTGAGCGCTGAAATAGTCGGCTACTTCCTGATCGGTCATATCCGCCAGATTTGGTGCGTCTAATAATGAAGAAAGATCAGTCATCGAAAGGGTTGACTGATTATCAGTTGTAGCAGTCATGCTGGAATCTGGGCCGTCTTCTCCAGAAGAAAGACCCGCAAGGCCAGCCAATCCTTCGGCGCCAAGGCCAGAAGCAAGACCGCTCCAACCCGCAGCATCAGCTGCCGACAAACCAAAACCACTTTGATCTCCCGTGGCGGCGGCATCTGTTGCAGCGCCAAGATCGCCAGCTAAGCCTGAAGCTGCCGCAGAGGCTGCATCTGAAGCAGCATCAGAGGCAGCCCCAAAAGCGCCTGTCTCGCCTCCGACAGACCCATCGCTAAA